TCTTCTCTGTTTTGTAAAAAGAGCGGTACCAGCCGGAAGCAAGTGTACAAACTGGTACCGCCAAAGCAGTGGCTGTTGTGGTGACCGGTGCTGATCTCCGGCTTGCGGTTATTTCAGACTCTCACGGGCGTTTAATTGCCCCGCCGAACAGCTCTTTTCCGCAATAGCTGCAATGTCTTTCGCGCATCAGCCTGCGCATTCACCACAACGCTGAGAGCACTTAGCCAGTTACGGCACCACACTTTGTCGCGGTTCCATAAATGCCCTCATCGTTGCACCCTGGTCTCTTCCCAGGCGTCAAACCGAATCGCCACGCTGGTTAGGCGTCTTATCAGCATCATCATTGACTTGCACATTCCGGCTACCTGGTTTGTTTGCCCGAGCAAGGAGTGGATTGTCCCCTTTAACGTCCCCAGACCGCTAACGACGCATGTGCCATACGCCGTGTTACAACCAAATTTTGTTAGTACCTTGTTTGTTTGTCTGGAAAGAAAGATAAAATGAAGTTGCGCATTATGCAAGTGTTTTTGTTGCGAGATATGCAATTTAATGGGTAATGAAAAGCCACCTTCGGGTGGCTAATTGATGAGGAGGTAAGGGTTAATTGTGTCGCTTAAGGGTTTGTGACTGGCTGATTAAGACCTTTCCAAAGACCATAAACCGGTGTTCATTTTCGCTGGTAATTCCCCATTCACGGTAAATCTGGTTATCAGAAATCACCAGTAGTTTGTCAGGTATCATTTGCAGTCGTTTGACATAAATTTTATCATCAAAACCAAATACATAGATACCATCTCCATCAAACTGATTGATACTGACATCAACGAAGATGAGATCTCCTGGCTCAATGGTTGGACACATACTGTCCCCACGAACGTTGATAACTTTAATGTGATTGGCTGGCCGTCCGCCAAACATCGATACAGCATTATCAGTTCTGTATTCAATGGCATGAATCACATCAATGACATCACCGCCCTGGATAAGGCCATTTCCCGCACTGGCACTGACATCCAGCATTTCAATACGGAATACATCCTTCACCTGCGCAACATCCTCACTAATACTGTTTTTACATACAGTATTACTTTTGAAGTCTGAGGTAAAGAGATCAGCAATATCAACACCTAAGCTCCTGGCAATATTACTCAGGGCTTGTTCAGTGAATTGTTTCTGCTTACCTGTTTCCAGGCGTGAGATATTCGCCGCATCCACTCCTATTGCTTCAGCGAGATCGGCGATTTTCATGTTCTTCGCCTGGCGAAGTTGTCTGACTCGGTTTCCTATGTTCATGCGTTTATTACATTTCTTTATTGCGCGTTAAGCAAATCAACTTGCGCAAAATATTTGCGTGAAATAATATGCTCATCACGCAATATGTGGAGGTCATATGCAATCACCATTACGGAATGTGCGTAAGGCGCACGGATTTACTTTGCAGCATGTTGCTGCTGGCGTTCAGGTCAATCCAGCGACGCTGAGTCGTATTGAAAGACTGGAACAAATTCCATCTATCGATCTTGCAGAACGTCTGGCCAATTTTTTTAAGGGTGAAATCAGCGAAATGCAGATTCTTTATCCGGCACGTTTTCAATCTAGCCAAAACCAGAATGGGTTTAAACCACAGGAACAGGAGGTAAGCCGTGGGTAATCATCACTGGAAAGTGGAAAAACAGCCTGAGTGGTACGTGAAAGCTGTCAGAAAAACTATCGCGGCGTTGCCGGGGGGTTACGCTGAAGCTGCTGAGTGGCTGGATGTAACAGAGAACGCTTTATTCAACCGCCTTCGTGCAGATGGCGATCAGATTTTCCCGCTGGGATGGGCAATGATTTTACAGCGCGCGGCTGGCACTCACTACATTGCGGATGCTGTCGCACAGTCTGCTGGTGGGGTGTTTGTATCGCTTCCTGAAATTGAGGAAGTAGAGAACGCCGATATAAACCAGCGCCTGCTGGAAGTCATCGAACAGATCGGGAGTTACTCAAAGCAGATTCGTTCGGCAATCGAAGATGGGGTAGTGGAGCCACACGAGCAGACAGCAATTAATGATGAGTTGTATCTGTCAATTTCGAAGCTCCAGGAGCATGCAGCACTGGTCTACAAAATCTTTTGCGCTCCAGAAAAGAGTGACGCCCGCGAGTGTGCAGCTCCGGGCGTCGTGGCGTTTTGTGTCTGTGGAGAAACTAACGCATGAACAGTTTAACGGCAAATAATCGTTTGTCGCAACAGCTGGTGGTCAGTGTCGCTGAACACCTGTTGTTACGGCATGAATGCAGATTACCAAATCACCTGGCTGTAAGTAACCACAGAGAACTTTACCTGACTGTGGGGGGCGAGTTGTGCAGGAACTTAACCGCTGGTTTCGTGACGGAAGAGGGCTTTATGTCCATGTTATTCGTTGGGAGCCAGAAACACAGCGCGTTATCTATCTTCGCAAAGACTACCCGCATGAGTGCTTTAGTCCTTTGTGGAAATTCAGGCGTGATTTTGTTGAGTGTGAAGGACCACCAGCACATTGATTCTGCCATTCCGGGACGTTACACTGTTCAGGCACCTTATAAAGCGGGTGCCGGGATTGGCGTCCTGGAATTGCATACGGCGACAATTGGCGCGTTAGCGTCTTTTTTGTTGCTACAACTCAGCTATACCCAAATTATGGTGGGCTGGGTGGGGGCACCGAAAGGTGCGCCGGTTTCCGTATGCGCCGGTTACGCCAACCCTGCTCAGTTCACCACCAGCGAAATTGGCGTTTCCGGTGGTGGAAGTTATCCATTGCATACGGAGGCTGCCATCATGGCTACTGTCCCAGCCCTCTCTCGTCTGAATGATGACGACTTACATAAACTCAGTTATGTAACAACTGCACTACGTGCTCTGCGCAAGGTAACTCTTTCGGATCCGCAGGCACATCAGGTTCTGGTAGAAACCCTTCTTAACTTGCAGGCTGAACGTATTCGTCTGGCGGATAAGGCTAATTTTCATATTCACCGTCTCCTTAATATCAGCGGAGGGCATCGTCATGCTTAATCCGTTGATTCTCAATATTTGCCGTTTTCTTCAGCGTAAAAAAACATCAATTCCTACAGTTGGGCAGTGGTACACCACGCCTGCAGGGCATGTTCTACGTGTTAGCCTGGTTGACCGTGAATGTCAGAAGGTGGTTTGTGAACCGCTGGGCCGTAATTACCGCGTCAGTATGCCGCTTATAGCCTTTTGCTCCGGAAAAATGTTTAAGCGTCTGGGAGGTGTGGCGTGAACTGTTTTCAGTTTGTGTGCGGATGTGCTTTCGATAACCCGATTCAGCGCCTGATTATGTTGCGTGTTTTGATGTCGGGTTCTTCAGACGGTGAAGGCGAGAGAGTTATTGATCATCAGGTGCTTGCTGATTTCTGCTGTTGTTCTAAGCAAGCGATATTCAGGGAAACCCTGGCACTGGAAAGAGCTGGTTATCTTCATATCCGAAAAATTGCAACGCTTACTATTGATGCAAAAGCCAGACTACAACCTGCGCGTGGCTACACAATTCTCATGCTGCGGAAGGAGGTTGTATGAGCCGTTACGCCCCCACACCGGAAGTTATGGCTATTGGTCAAATTAATATTTCCGGCAATGTTACACCTGCGACCTGGTGGAAATATATTCGACTACCCAGTGGGCGTCCGGATGCGACGGCTATCGCTCTGCTTTCAGAGATCGTTTACTGGTACCGCCCGACAGAGGTCAGGGATGAGCACACCGGAGCGTTGCTGGGATATCGCAAGCGTTTTCAGGGCGACAAACTGCAAAGAAGCTACCAGGCGTTTGCTGAGCAGTTTGGTTTCGGGAAAAGGGAAACCGCAGATGCGCTGAAGCGTCTGCGCGATGCAGGGTTTATTACTCTGGATTTACGCACGGTGGAAATGCTCGATGGGGTGAAATGCAGCAATATTTTGTTTGTCGGGATCAACCCACAGGCAATTGCGGCCATCACCACACCTTCTTCTGTTTCGCCAGAAAGTAACAGCAATAATGCAATCAGCGATACAGCTATTACGTTAAAACGGAACACCCCCCGACGTCATAACGGAACAGGGGATACGCCGAATGTTGATACAAATACAGAGATTACTACAGAGATTACTACAGAGATTACAACGGAGACTAAAAACACTATTGGCGCATCCGCTGACGCGTCTGCACCAGCGCGTTCTGCCAGACAGGAATATTCACCGGAATTTGAACAGGCCTGGCAGGAATATCCCAAACGTGCTGGTGGTAATTCAAAATCCGCCGCTTTTAAAGCCTGGAAAGCCCGAATCAGGGAAGGTGTGACACCCGAAACCATGCTCGACGGTGTGAAACGCTATGCCGCCTGGGTGCGTGTCTCTGGAAATACCGGTACCCAGTTCGTGAAGCAGGCGTCGACGTTCTTTGGTCCGGATCGTCATTTCGAAGAATCCTGGGAAGTTCCTGCGGTATCTGCAGTCAGACGCGAGGACCCGTACTTCAAAGCCAGTTACGACAACGTGGACTACAGCCAGATCCCGGCAGGATTCAGGGGGTGAGCATGAGTCTTTTGAATGACGTTCAGAAATTCATTGAAGCCCATCCGGGGTGTACTTCCGGAGACATTGCGGATGCTTTTGCTGGTTACTCACGGCAGCGCGTTCTGCAGTCAGCAAGCAAGTTACGTCAGAGTGGGCGTGTGGCTCACCGTTGTGAAGGAGATACACGCAGACATTTCCCACGCCTGACTGAGAGAGCGCAGGATCCGGAACCACAACCAGTTCGTGAAACCAGACCTGTGCGCAATTTCTATGTCGGCACTAACGACCCGCGGGTGATTTTGTGCCTGACCCGCCAGGCGGAAGAACTGGAGTCCAGGGGCTTATACCGTCGTGCTGCAACGGTGTGGATGGCGGCATTCCGTGAAAGCCACTCCCAGCCAGAACGAAACAATTTTCTGGCGCGTCGTGAACGGTGTTTACGGAAAAGCAGTAAGCGGGCTGCATCAGGTGAAGAGTGGTATCTCTCAGGGAATTACGTGGGGGCTTAATGAGTAATAAATATTGCCAGGCGCTGGCGGAACTGCGGAACAAACCAGCCCATGAACTGAAGGAAGCGGGCGATCAGTGGCGCACGCCGGACAACATTTTCTGGGGAATTAACACTCTGTTTGGCCCGTTTGTTCTGGATCTGTTTACTGACGGTGATAACGCCAAATGTGCTGCGTATTACACGGCGGAAGACAACGCGTTGGCGCATGACTGGTCAGAACGCCTTGCGGAGCTTAAAGGTGCTGCCTTTGGTAATCCCCCATACAGCCGCGCCAGTCAGCATGAGGGGCAATACATCACCGGCATGCGTTACATCATGAAGCATGCCAGTGCCATGCGTGATAAAGGCGGGCGCTATGTTTTCCTGATCAAAGCTGCCACCAGCGAAGTGTGGTGGCCGGAAGATGCAGATCATATTGCTTTTATTCGCGGGCGTATTGGTTTTGAACTGCCTGCCTGGTTTATCCCGAAGGATGAGAAGCAGGTGCCGACAGGCGCTTTCTTCGCTGGTGCTATTGCTGTTTTCGACAAGACCTGGAAGGGACCGGCAATCAGCTACATCGGGCGCGATGAACTTGAGGCATGTGGTGAGGC